ATTTCTATATTTTGCCACTAATTTGTATGGCATTTGAGTTATGTCAATCATAGTACAGGCACTATAATCTTTTCCTTGTCCTCTCGAAGTATCAACTGTGCAGACATAAGTATGATCTTCTTTTGGCTCTTCGTATATAGTCAGTCCATCTGTGTTTTTCACAATAGGTGACACCCAAGACAGTGACTTCAATTTATGCGAGGAAATCAACGTGTGAGTGGAGCCTATGAAGTCACATTCGAACTCTGACTGGAACTGCTGTTCGTTTGTATTTGCGATTGTTTCTTTTTTCCACTTCTCATCTCGAACAGGACCGCCGGGATACATGGGAACCTGACTCCAATGAACTTCGATTGGAACGTATTCGTTCTTTCCTGGCTCTCCTACTTTCTTTGTTGCTCCCTTCCAATAATGATAAAACATATTCAATCCGTTGGGAGTTGAAACCATTAGAACTTTTGTACTTTGTCCCGATGTGATTGTAGGATAAACAGAACTAAAGAATTCTTCAGCAATGCCAGTAGGAACGTGAGCAAATTCGTCCAAGAAGATCATATTGAAAGATCCACCACGAACAGCCGAAGCTGAAGTAGACGATGCTAAGATTCTTGAACCATTTTCTAATTCAAGAGATCCTTTGTTCCATTCAACGATTCCCTGTTGAAGCCATATAGGAAGATACTCATATGCGAGTTTAAGTCTACTGAGAATCTCTCTTGCTGTCGCTTGTTTATTTGCAAGGATAGCTACATTCATACTCTGATTAAAAAGAACGTAATGTAAAATGTAAGACACAACTGTAGTTGACTTGCCACTCTGACGAGGAAGTTTAGCAATTACAAAACGGTTATTGTGAATAGTCTCTACAATTTCTTCTTGATAATCGTATAACTCAAAAGGAACAAGTCCTTCATCAAGACTCACAACTTTAATATATTTTTTGATAAAGTATTCAGGATCTTGAGAACATTTGACATATTCTTTGACCTGATCCTCTGTAAAATTTATATTTACGCCTTCAGCCTTAAGATTTGGATTTCCAAGATATCCAGTCTTTTTAGTCGTCACTCTCCACAACCTCCGCATCTAATACATCATCATATGTTTTAAGTGCCTTTTTCGCACTTCTTGATTGATTAATCAAATCTTGAAGATCACTTGTAGAACCAACATAGATTGCATTCGTAGTATTGTTGTTCACTGTAATATCTTCTTTAGTTATAGTTTTCATTTTACCATGAAGATCCATCAAGTCTTTATTCATCTCGGCTACAGTTTTTATCATCTGACCTGCAACTTCATATGCTCTTGGTGAATCACTATCTGATGCAACATTTATAATTCCATCAATAGCATTTTGACCTGTATTGATAAGTTCTTTTAGATTTCTTCTAACTCTGTTATAGTCCTGAGTTAAATCTTTATCTAATTTATCTTTTGATACAATTTCCGCAACTTCTTTTTTTGCTATTTCTTTTGGTTCTTCTGGAGCGGGATTATATTCAACATCCAATGCCTCTGATAGTTTATCATTTACTGTTTCTTTTTTCATAATTTAGTCCTTAGTCAACAGGAGGATTGTAACTAGCCCCTGCGTATGTATTACCATATGTATCAATATACCTCTGACCATCTAAACTTGTACCACTTGGCCCTTCAGTATAAACATTAGAATAGAAGTTATAGTTGTCCATAGTCGGCACACCTGAGCCAGAGGATGCTCCACATACTCCAACATCAACTCTGGACATTGCGCCAGATGGTCCAGCTAATCTCCAACTCTCTCCTACTAAATTGAAGAATGTGCTTTCTGTATAATTGATGACTGACTTTTTTCTAGTCTCACCATAAACATAAGATTTTACGGTAAAGTCATATTGTGTTGTTATACTTCTTCTTGATTCAAAATCGCCTTCATAATCTTGCTCTATTGTGACATTGTTTAATATAATTGGAATGTCTACTTTTTTGTTGATGTCTCCAAAATTAACAGTCACATTGAACTCCGGAGTAAAGTACGGCAATATTTGTTCCGTCATCTGTAAAGCGTCTGTCATGTTCTTTACAAAACCATACAAAGAGAAAGAAAAATTGTAAGGAACCTCTGAGTAAGAATATGAAGCTGTTCCTGCTGTACCACCAAGCTGCACTAATCTTTTTTCAAGTGTATTTCTTTTTCTTGTAGGATCATATGAAATATCAGTAATATCAAAACCCAATCTGGGCAATGTCATTTGAACTTTAGTTCCGTCTAGTATAGAACTTTCTTCTTCTATTCTTCTTAGAAATTTTTCTTTAGGACCATAAGATAATGGCACTCTAACATATTCTGTAGATCCGGAAGAATTCGTTGACTCTAATTGGATATTGTTAAAAAGAGATCCAAAAGCAACCACTATTCTTCTGATTGATTCGTTATAAAATGGCCTAAACATTAATAGTCACCTTCCGAGAATGGATCAGTTTCAGTGAAGTCGAATATGTCATCAAAGTCTATACCATACTCAAGTTCTTCATTATCGCCAGATATGTTATCGAATTCTGGATCGATTGGAGTTATGACGTTTGTAGTTTCTTTCGCACTAACATAATATTCTGCCAATGACTGTGAACCCTTTATGCTTTCTGAAGAACTTCCAGTGACAAGTGTTCCTTGAACATCCGAAATCTTAAGAACCTTAGTATCACGATTCCAGTCAATTACAGTTGCAGTTGCAGTTGCGTTGTCTGCGGTTCCTCCAGTGGCACCAGATATTTGGAAGACACTCTCTCCCTCATAATAGTCAACATAAGATGTTCCGCTTATTCTGTCACCAAGAGTTAGCTTAACAACATATTCTTTTCTTACATCTTCAACAATATCAACGTCTTCGATTCCTGTATCAATCTCTTGTTTCTCATCATAAGAGAACAATTCACATGATAATTTATAGACATAAAGTTTTCCAAGTTGATAAAATGGATTCTCATGTTCTACAAATTGAATTTCAAAAAGACTTTTGCTCAGTGGAAAATAAATCAAGTCTCCCTCTTTAGGTCTAGATAAGCCATTTGCAGTAGTGACTTCTTGTTCAAATCTTCTTCTTGAAACAATAAGCTCAACTCTATCCTTTACCTGCAATCCATACTTAGAAAGTATATCTCCCTCTCCCTCAAATCCATCCACCGACTGAATATACATTTCTAAGTGATAACCATCTGAAAATTTAGAAAGCACATCTTCACCAAACACATCATCTTTTGTTATGATGGTTCTGGGAATATAAACCATATCTCTTCCCATTGCTTTTATTGTCTCAATGGTTAGATCTTCTGCAACGTCTTGCTCGCCGCTATAGTCTCTAAAATAAGGGTTTCTTGCCATTTAATTATCCAACCATAAAGTCAGGCGGTAACTCGTACTCTAAAAGAACTCTCTCTTCTATTCTTTGTATTTCTTCTTGTGCTTCTCTAAACAATTCGGCGCCTCGAATGGTGACTCCGCCGGGCAACTGAACACCTTCAAACTTAGAAAGGTTTGCTCCCCATTGACGTTTCATTAGCGAAGTGACATATTCTTTTAACAACCTGTCATTGTATATTTCGGTAAATGTTGTGGCATCTAAAAGAGAATATGCTTCAAACACAACATAGTCATCCTCGTCGATGTCTTCCGACCAGTCCATATCAATGTATAGTCTATTTGTTACTTTATTGAATCTAAAATTTTTCTCAGGATTGAACATGTCAGATATCATATTAATAAATCTTTTTGCTGAATCGTAACTAGCAACACCTAACTGGTCATTAGATCCAAAACCTCTGTTCACTCCAAAGTAATCCTGAAGTGACATCTGATATCTAACACTAAACATATTTTTAGTGTCGCTACCAAATGGATATACTCTTACAACGGACAGTATCTTGCTTCCCACTGGAGCATCTGCATAACCAGCACCAGAACCAGCAGTAAGACCACTAGTATCAATATAGCCGTTGGTAATATCATCTGAAGTTATTTTATGTTTGTAGTAGTGCTTTTCAACACCATCGAAGTGTCTTTCAGCAAAAAAGTCCAGAGCATCATCAACACGCTCCTCTGCTTGCTGTCTATCTACATTTATATCAACAACAGGATCACCGAGTCTCCTGAAGCAGTAGTCTATTAACGAATCAACCGAATTGGGGGTTGCCATGTATGAAACCTCCTGTTTTCATACTATGTATAACTTCAGGCAATCCCTTATCTATTTTTTATCTGGCTCTGGAGGATTATGTAGAGTGACTTTTGTATCGGATATCTCTGTAATATCCATCTGCTCGATGTAATATCTTCGAGTTACTGGCTCCTCTGCTTCGTCCGGTTCACTCTCTTCATAATTTGTAAACCCGGGCATCTGAAGAGGACAAGACAATTTGGGATAGTCTAATTTACTATATTCGCTTCCATCAGCAACAAGCCATGTTGCCTTTCTATCTCCACAACCACACCCTCCACAAAAACTTTTAGTAGAGTCCTGTTCACTTTGTCTTAGATATTCGCAAGGAATAAGATCATTATCATCGCCGAAACAACTAATTACTCTCAGTTGTTTCATGGTTATGTCAACTTTTTTATCATTCAGTCCTCTAGAAATAATAGACTTAGCAAAGTTTTTTGCCATTCCTAATTTTTCTCTGAATGACGCTTTCTTAAAACTTTTATCTTCCATAATAACTCCATTTCAATTAAGCAATGTTATCAGTATGAATGATTAGAGATTTGCCCGCTGCATCCCATTCATTCACTAAACTAATATAATCAACTAAACTCAATGTGCAAGGATTATTTTGTAAATCTTTTACATTGTGG